TAAATGGAGCAGCAGTTAATGCAAACGTAACTTCAATATCTGGAGGCGTAATTACAACTGGAGCAATACAATCCAATAATTTTAATTGGAATGGCACCGATACATATTCAACTGCAGGTACTGGAATTTATTTATCTAACGGACAAATCATTTCTAAAAATTTTAAAATAGATGGATCTGGAAACGCTTCGTTTCGAGGAACTATAACTGCGGCAGCAGGAACAATTGGTGGTTATACAATTGGTGAAACATCACTAACGACAACTGCCGGTTCTAGTTCGTTTGGCAAATATTCTAGCGTATCAATAAATTCAAATGGATTAATTAATAGCTATTATCAAGATATTACAATTTTTAGTACTCTATATGAAAATGTTAAAATAAATGGTTACGCAGACGGCGGTTCTGGAGCAATAAATATTACAGGCACGGCGAACGCCGGTAGTTTTTCAGAAAGATGGTATACATCTTATGGGGTACATAACCCATCAGATATTAGATTAAAAAATATAATTGAAGAAGACGTTAATGCACTAAACCTTATTAATAACGTTCAAACTACAAAATTTGTTTTTAAAAACGATGAAACAGAGCGTCAACATTTTGGATTTATTGCACAGCAAATGAATGAACATATCCCCAATGCTGTTATACCCGGAGGAGAAGATCCAACTAAGCAGGCTTGGGGTATTGTGCAAGAAACGCTTATCCCATATCTTGTGAAATCAATACAACAATTATCTGCAAAAGTTGAACAACTAGAATCTCGTCTGGTATAATCTTGTACATGAATGAATCAAATTTAGACATCAACCTTATAGTTCAATCTTTTCAAGAAAGAATTGGATTATTGATAACAGAAGTAGTAGTTAAAGAAGCGACAATCAAGCAGCTTACTATGCAGCTTCAGCAAAAGCAAGAACAATCAGATGGGTTCGATATGCCCGCAGAAACCGTAAAGAGAGTAAAATAATGACAAAAAAATCAGTATTACCAGAAGAGCTGGCAGAGCAGGTAGAAGAAGCTCTTGTTGCTGAAAAAGAAATGAATATCACCATTAAGATTACTAACTCTAATCTTTCTTACAAGAGTGATTTTACAGAACCAGAGACAGTTTTTTGGCTTGAAGCTATTAAAGATATTATTATCAAGAAGACATTTCAAGAGTCCGAAAGACAAAGCTGAATTTAAAGAATAATAAACTGTACTATACAGTATTATCTTTAGAATTTGGAGCTAATTAGCTTATGGCACTACGTCAATATTTACCTTTCCAGAAATCTGAGTTGTCTGAGTTCGACTTTGAATCAGCTCAGCTAGCTCCAGATAAAATTGGATCACTGAGCAAAGCAATGAGAGTCGCAGCTTTTGCTTTGGGCTATCGTGGCGTAAACTATTATTATACTGGAAGAACTAACTTTGAACCTTCTCCATATAACTTTGATAGAATAATACAGGCGATAGACACTGACTCATATGTCAAGCAGGCAATGGCCAAGTATCAAGACTTGTTTTGGAAAGAAGGTTGGCAGATTGTTGGGGAAAATCCAGAAGCTGTAGCCTACTTGTATCAGAGAATAGACTACATGGAAATGGCTATGAGAAGACCATTTTTGGATTTTCTTATTGATTTATCTGATCAATTATTCAAATTTTCAAACGTGTTTATTGTTAAAGCTAGAGCTGATTTAGCAGAGTATTTTCCTAAGGCATTAGAGCCAGTAGGTGCTGCACAGCCAGTTGTTGGATATTATCTGATACCAACTGAGCAAGCAAGAATCCTAAGAGACAAGCACAACAAGCCAAAAGCATATTTGCAGAGAACTAATCCAATGACTTACGCGCCCACGGACAGAGATCCTAAGTGGCCAGCTGAAAGTGTTATACATTTATTCTTTGACAGAAAACCGGGAAGAATATTTGGTACTCCATTCTTAGCAAACGTTTTGGATGATGTTGTTGCATTGCGACAGATCGAAGAAGACATTCAGAACCTAGTGCATAGAGAATTGTTCCCGCTTTATAAATACAGAATCGGAACTGCAGATCAGCCAGCTGAGCCAGAAGAAATAGATCAAGCAGCAATAGAGATTGAAAACCTTAGAGCTGAAGGTGGTTTAATCCTTCCATTCAGACATGACGTTGAAGTCATAGGTTCGCAAAACGCAGCACTTGATGCATCTAATTACTTGAATCACTTTAAAGAAAGAGTTGCAGTAGGACTTGGAGTTGCACCACATCACCTTGGAATGAGCATGGGTGGTGGCAATAGATCTGCTTCAGAAAGATTAGATACAGCACTGTACGATAAGATTAAGCATTTCCAAAAGCAATTTGCAGAAATGATAAGACTTAATGTTTTTAACGAAATATTATTTGAAGGTGGATTTGATCCAATAATTAACCCAATTGATTCATCTGTATCAGACAGATGCTATTTTAAATTTAACGAGATAGATGTTGACACTCAAGTTAAGAAAGAAACACATATAATACAAAAGTATGTAAACTCTCTTATCACCTTAGAAGAAGCAAGAATGAAGATTGGCGAAGACCCACAAGTCGATAAAGAAGATCTGTTTATGTCAGCACAAGGTCAGGTTCAGATTGACGTTGGTGCCGCACAAGCAGATACTCAAGCAAAACTTCAGACTAGTAAAGATGTCGTTAAGGATGGAGATAAACAAACTCCAGCATCAAAAGGGCAAAGAAATATGCCTTCAAACAGAAAAGGTGCAGGAAATGTAATGAGACCACAAAATCAACAGGGTCGCTTAACTTCACCTAACATCAAGAGATCAGACTCTGCCTGGATTGGCATGGTTGAAAATCTTCTCGAAGAGCAGTATAATGTAGTGGTAGTAGAAGATCAAGAAGATCAACAACAAGAAAATGTAAATGAGGAAAAAAATGTCAATTAAAATAGTTTCAGAAATATCAAAGCAGTATCTCTTAAAAGAAGATGCTGTTGAAGGTTTTAAGGTAGCAGTAGAAAACGGTCAAACACGTTTGGCTCTTCAAGTTTTGGTTGATATCATTGACGGAATGATGGAAATTTTTGATTACGCTATGGAAGAAGTTGCTGAAGACGATAATATTATTGATGTTCCAGTAGCAGTATCATCTCCTGCGCAAGAGCCTATTAAGGTTGTTGAAGCTGTTGAAATTATTGAAGACAAAAAAGTGTCTGCAAAAAAAACAGCTGAAGTAAAAGAAGACTCTAAACAAACAGCAGAATAATGAAGTTAATAATAGGATGTCCAATTTACAAAAGAGATTGGATCTTACCACTTTGGTTTGCAGCACTTGAAAGACAGTCAATTCCTCTAAGTAAGATTGGTTTCATTTTTGAAACGTCACCAGACGATAAAGCAACTGTAAGAATGTTGAATTTGTGGAGACAGTATCATCCTGAAATTCCTTTGTTTGAAATAAGAGAACGAAACGATATACCTCACTATAATCACGAAGACAACTCAAGACAGTGGACTATTTCAAAATACGAAAATATGGTAAATCTTAGAAACTCTCTTTTATCAAGAGTAAGAGAGCTTCAACCTGATTATTATTTTAGTCTTGATTCTGACATAATATTAAAAAACCCAAATACATTAGAACTACTAATGGCACACATTGGTGATACAGCAGACGCAGTTAGTCCCTTAATGTTTATGACTCCTTTTGATACAAAATATCCAAGTGTCATGAATTGGATAGATCAAAAAGATTTTAGAGGTTATAGAAAAGACAATTACCCTTTGGGAAGTTATTTTAAATCTGATATAATAATGGCAGCTAAAATGATGTCTAAAGAGGTTTATAATAATATTGACTACGAGGTACATTCTCAAGGAGAAGACCTTGGTTGGTCAAAGAACGCAGCTTTAAAGGGTTATTCCTTATATTGTGCAAGTTATATATATGCTGCTCACATAATGCACGAGAATCTTTTGCCCCAGTTTCAACAAATGGGTGACAACAGAGAACTTATTACAATTTGAAAACTATATAAAAATATGATATCTTTATATAAAATTGTTTAATGTTATAAAAGTAAATTACTATATATTTCAATCAATTAAATAATGCGCATATGGAGAACCAATGAGTTTCGACTTTATAGAAAATTTCACAGTTAAACTTCCAGATTTCTCAAAAATGGATTTTTCATTTAAAGAATCATCTGATTCTAATCAAGGCTTAATCATTGAGGTTGCAGCCATACATGAAGGTTTAACACGGAAACTATAATAACTATTCTGCAGAGGCTTTAGAAAAAGCTTTGCAGTCTTGGGTAGAGCCTTACCCTAAGCCAATCATTCTCAATCACGATCTTAACTCTGAGCCCATAGGTAGAGTTATGGCAGCAAGAATGGATAAAGAAGAAGATGGTTCATCTTTTGTTCGTTTGCAGATTGCTATTACAGATCCAGTAGCTGTTCAAAAAGTTATGGATAAGAGATACTTGACAGGATCCGTTGGAGGAAGAGCTGGAAAAGCTGTGTGCTCAATCAGTGGTGACGATCTTGCTAATCTTGACGAAAGCGGAAAGCCAAAGATGGCTCGCTTCAAAAGGGGTCAAGTATATAAGGGTAAGCTTGCTTTTATCGATATGCAAGATATATCGTTTAAAGAGTATTCTTTTGTAAATCAGCCAGCAGACTCTAAGTCAAGCGTTAGAGCTGTTGCTACACCAGGATCAAATGCTATATCAACATCTGATTCAGAGTGGGTAGCAAGAAGTTCAGCCTTTGTTCTTAGCATGGACAAGGAAGATATCTTTTCTGTAGAAGCAAACGAATCGCTTTTCGCAAATCTAAAAAGTAAAGAATCAAGACCTCTTTACTTGCACTTAAAAGGTGCATTTCTTTCCGCTATGGCTATACAGGAAAGTGAAAATTACATTAGTACTAATGATGCATTACTATCTGATGAGAATGATAATAAAGATGTCCATGAGGAGAATCTCACTATGAATGAAAACGTCAAAGATAATGACATTTTGGCTACTGTAGAAGAATTAAGCCAAGACCTATCAACACTTTCTAATACAAAAGTTGAAGAGTCACAAGACCCAGAAACAGCACCGGAGGCTGAAGAGGTAGTTGAGGAAACCCCAGCTACTGAGGCTCCAGAAACTGAAGAGTCAATCAAGACCGAAGAAGATCAAGTAGTTGACGCTCTCAAAAAGGCAAACGAAAAAATTGCTGAACTTGAAGCACAACTTGCAAAAGACTCATCGACAGCACCAGCTACTGATGAGCAAGAGTCTACTGAAACTGTGGAAAAAGCAGAAGTACCTACTGAAGAAGTGGTTGATTCCGCCAATGCCTCAGCTGAAGCAGAAACTCAAGCAACTGAAGAGTCTAATACAAACCTCACTGACGAAAAAGTAGTCTCTGAGCAAGATGTTGACGACGTTACCAAAAAACTTCAAGAGCTTGAAGAAGAAAACAAAAAACTCAAGAGCGCAATGCATAGAACTCTCGTCGAGAGAGTTGTTGATACAAAGATTGCAACTGGAATTGAATCCCATGAACTTAGAGAAGAACTTATTGGAGAGCACTTAACACGTAGCGCTACTTCACTAGCTGATTCATTAAGAGATCTTGCAAAACTTCCAATGGCTAAATCAGCCAAAGGAACAATGCCAGAAATTAACTCTGAACTTACTGTAGTTGAAGGTGAAGACAATGTCTACACTTTAGATAAGCAGGAAGATCTAGTTCAAGAAGATGAAATAAAAACTCCAGAGCAACTTTTTGTAGATGCTCTCATGGGTCGTCGTAAACTTTAATAATAATACAAGGAGAAAATTAAATGAGTTTAGCAAAATTTCGTAAAGTTGGAACCAAGACCGGATCAGGTCGCTTTGTAGTTTCTGAGGGTATTGCCCC